ACGGTGTGCATAAAGTTTCAAATGAGAAAAGAATGCTCGCTTGTTTCACTACTTTCAGGGATTACAACGACCCCGAAGAACATCTCAGAGAAATACTAAACCTAAGAGATTCCCTTCTTACAGTGTATGCGTTTTACCCTGACGGTGAAGTAACTGTGGAGTTAATTATAAAGGATGAGATGGTGAACGCATGAATATTGAAGAAGCTGTGGCAATAACTAGAATAACTAAATTGTCTTTAAGCCAGTGGAGAACAGCAGGTTATGGACTAAGATACTGGGCCAGCCCTAAAGAGAAGGACAGCTTATCAAGTTTTCTTATCACGGATGGAGAAGGGGGTCTGCTTTCTATACAAGGTATAGACTCTGAAAGAATAGGAGGTAAATACGCAGTTAGAATTGAAATGGTAGAGCCTTTTAAACACATAGAGCTTTCTCTCTATGATTTTGGGGAAATTATGCAGGACATGAGCGATCAACTGCAATGGGATAATGCCTAAAAGGAGAATGAAAATGAAATTTGATATAGACTGGGACACAGTAGAAGGAATAGGTATAGAGTTCGTTAAAGAATCCTATGTGGGATTACTTGAAACATTCAGTGGGTATGATCCTGAAAACGCTGATCATAAAGAAGATTTTTATAACGATGAGTGGAGGGTTGAATGCTTTGAAACTGTTTTGAAATACATACTACCTAAAGGAGAATCACATGCGTTTATTGCGGGACAAAGGCAGAAACATCTTAGCCAGATTGACCTCTTTAATTAAAGGGGTTTGGGAAGACATGACGGCGGGTGAGTTAAGTGAGAACGAAAGAACTTATATTAAAACATCTGCCGTTATATTTTTATTATTTCTTTATGTATGGGTGACAATATGAACTCGTTAACTAATAGTCAAATGATGATGAACAAAAGTGTCAGAGAAGCAGCGGATGATATTGGCTTGTCTGCTGGACAGTTTATAGACTGGATAGAATGTAATCAAGGCTCTGATTATAAGATTAATGTAGATGAAAAAAATAGAACTGTTTGTTGCGTGTACTCAGATGGTGACGGGGGTGCAATGTACATTGAAGGGACTACATTTTTTTATGAGGCAGAGGCAGTGAGGATCTGTATGATTGACGATATACCGTGGTGCGAGGTGCTCGTTAAAGATCTTGTTGCTGTATTAAAAGAAATAGAAGAACACGTTATTCGTTTTTGTAATCTTGCGAGTGAGGAGGAGTATAGAGAATTGTATAATCCTATAAGCGACAATGGTATAGTCATGTAAAATTAAATATTAAAGGAAGAGTAATGAAAGTAGAATTGATTGATAGAATGGGTGGAGATCTAACAGTAGCTAACAGTGCTAGAGTTTCTTTTGCCAAACAAGTATATGAATTTAGGAATTCAGATAAAAAATTAGTGAACTTTTTAGCACGGGAAGATCATTGGACTCCCTTTGCACATGTCCAAGTACAGTTCAGGATTAAGGCTCCGGTATTTGTTGCAAGGCAGTTGGTTAAGCATCAGGTGGGCATGGTCTGGAACGAGACGAGTCGTAGGTATGTAGATAGCGAGCCAGAGTTTCATGCACCTGAAGCTTGGAGGAAACGTGCGCCAGATAAGAAACAAGGTTCATTATTAGAAACATTTACAGGGATAGATGAGGAGCGTTGGGATACAAAGTATTGGGGCCTCATGGAAACTTGTAAGACTATCTACGATAACATGATTGCTTCTGGTGTAGCCCCTGAACAGGCTCGTATGATTCTACCGCAGTCTATGATGACTGAGTGGATATGGACAGGATCACTGGTTGCATTTGCTAGGGTAGTTAAGTTAAGATCCAGTCCTGATGCACAGTATGAGTGTCAGCACATAGCAAACAGGATTAAAAAAGAGTTAGACAACACCCCACAAGTTGAGTATTCTTGGAGAGAATTATGTCAATAGGCACTAGAATTTTTGTACACGATACTGTTAAAATTAATATCAAAAGATCTTTAGCGGATGACAAACAGTCTAAAGATACTTGGGACATTACGATAACAGATGATAGAGGTGAAAGCGTAACTATCTATTGTTGGGGCGATGATGCTATACTTACGGCAGATCTTACAGGAGAAGGTGCATGACAGCAGACGAGGAAGGTTGGATTGAAGGGATGGCAGACTTCTATTCATCAGTAGATGACGCATGGGCATACGCTTTTGTTATGAGCTTAGGCACACGTACCCCCAGTGACAAGATGAAACAAAAGTTTATTGAGTTTGTTTCATCCACACTCATGGGCATAGACGGCGACCTTTCTTGTAGCACTGATGACATCATCAACATGATCCCTGACTTCATTGAATACTTAGGAGACTGGTAATGGGTGGCACAATAAGAGTATCCAAGAAAGACTTTTTTGATTTTAAATTAAAACACGAATGGCTCTTGTACTCTGATAAAATATTGACTAAGCTACACACTATTGAAGAAGACGGTACGTATGTGATAAGCTTTGGTGATGGCATTTCCGAAGATGCTTATGAGCTGTACAATAAATTCATAACTGAGAAAGGAGAGTAACTAAGTTGAACCGTGGTAAACTAGATAACCAAACTACTAATAAGGAAACGACCTATGAAAACTATTGATGGAATCCCCCAGATCATTGAAGGTGTATCTTACTACGCACACCTTGGAAAACCTGTGGCTGACTATGCTGAGAAGCAACAAGCTGGGTCAGGTAAGTTCGGATGGGAAATCAATCTTGCTGTAAGCGATGAAATCTTTGAAAAGTTTCAACGCGCTGGCTTTAATGTAGGGTTACGCCCTGCTGGAAAGAATAACTACACGGAAGATAATGTTATTACTTTCTACAAGTATCATCTGAACTACAACGGTACAGAAAACTCTGCGCCTATTGTAGTAGATGCTGATAAGAACCGCTTTGAAGATATGATTGGTAACGGTTCTAGGGTTGCGGTACAGTGGTCGGCTATGCCTTATGCTAAAGGAAAGTATAAGCGGCCTATCGTAAACGCTGTTCAAGTTCTGTCCTTAGTTGAGACAGGCGGTGCAGCAACACCATTCACAGAAGAAGAGGTGGCATTTTAATATGACTAAATTTACATACAAAACAGACGAGGGTTTGTACGATGCAGAAAAGCTGAATGATACTGCTAAAGTAGCATTTAACTATCTTGCTGAAGTACAGGCTGAGATTCAGAGCTTGACTAAAAGGATCGACGTTCTTAATGCAGCCGCTAAGACTTACAATCAGCTGGTGCAAGATAACTTAGACCCAGAAGCCTTAGTAACTGAAGAGGAAAGTACAACAACCGAGGACTAAAGGATGACGATTGTTCAATCACACCTACCATGTCCTGAATGCGGAAGCAGTGACGCACTCTCTATCAATGATGATGGGAGTGCTTACTGTTTTTCTTGCACAGGATACACCAAACAGCACAACAATCCGCAAGGAAGACCAACAATGGAAGTAGTGAATAACAACAACGAGCCTATTTATTTTGCAGATGAAGGACAATATGCTGCCCTTAAAGATAGAGACATATCATTAGAGACAGCTAAGAAGTTCGGAGTTAAAGTAACCTTTGATCAACAAGGAGAAATATACAAACACATCTACCCCTACTACGCAGACAACGAAGTCATAGCACGTAAGACTAGGTTCGCTCAGAACAAGAGCTTTGCGTGGGCAGGTGTAGGAAACAAGGCAGGACTATTCGGTCAAAACTTATTTAAAGACGGAGGTAAGTACATAACGATCACTGAGGGTGAGTGTGATGCGATGGCAGCGTATGAACTGCTTGGATCTAAGTGGCCCGTAGTTAGTATTAAGTCAGCGTCTACTGCTGAACGAGATGTTAAAGACAACCTTGAGTACCTTGAAAGCTTTGAGAATGTGGTCATTGCTTTTGATAGTGACAAGGCAGGGAAGGAGGCAGCACGTAGAGTTGCTCGCTTACTGAAGCCTAGTAAGGCTAAGATACTTACCATGCCAGAGGGATACAAAGACCCCAACGACATGCTACGAGCTAACCTACATACAGGCTTTGTTAGATGCTTCTGGGATGCTAAGACCTACACGCCTTCAGGTGTGATGAATGTCTCAGAGAACCGTGACAAGTATAAGAACAGAGAGAAGAGAGAGTCAGTACCTTACCCTTGGCAAGGATTGAACGAGAAGCTAGAGGGTCTGAGGCAGGGTGAGCTTATCACTTTGACCGGCGGTACAGGCTTAGGTAAGTCTAGTGTAACCCGCGAGCTAGAGCACTGGCTCATCAAGCAGACTTCAGATAACGTAGGAGTAATTGCGTTAGAAGAAGACTGGAGAAGAACCATTGATGGTATCTTGTCTATAGAAGCTAACGCAAAGTTACACATCGATAGAATACGAGAGCAGTTTACTAACGAAGAGTTAGATCAGCTCTTTGATGTCCTATATGATGGCGAGAACAGAAACAGGGTATGGGTACATGCTCATCACGGCGCTAACGACATTGATTCTATCTTTAGTAAGCTACGCTTTATGATTGTAGGTTGCGAGTGTAGATGGGTAATAGTTGATCACCTTCACATGCTCGTATCAACCAGCATTGAAGGAGATGAGCGCCGCTCTATTGATGCTATCATGCACAGACTGAGGACGTTAGTAGAGGAGACAGGAGCTGGCATCATTCTTGTATCACATCTACGTAGGATTGATGGCAACAAGGGACATGAGAACGGTATTGAGACTGGCCTTAGCCACCTCAGAGGATCTCAGAGTATCGCTCAGTTGTCTGACTGTGTACTAAGTCTTGAACGCAACCAGCAATCAACAGATAATGTTGAAGCCTCTACCACACGGGTCAGGATTCTAAAGTCTAGATACACTGGTGACGTTGGATTAGCTACCCACTTGCTATATGATAATGAGACTGGTAGGCTGGCAGAGATCGAGACAGATGACATCACTAATAACAGTGAAGAAGAAGTCGTATTAGGATTTGAATAATGAACAGACTTGTATTTGATATTGAGACGGACGGTCTTGATGCTACCAAGATATGGTGCATCGTGGCTCAAGATGTAGAATCTAAAACGATATACAGTTACGGCCCTGATCAGTTGGATGAGGGATATGCCTTGCTTGACTCTGCTGACTCTCTTGTAGGTCACAATATAATAGGCTTTGATATACCTGTTGTACGCAGGTTAATGAACCAGCCTAACTTTGCTACCGACAAGAATATAATAGACACTCTTGTTTTATCTAGACTATTCAACCCAGTTAAAGAAGGGGGTCACAGCCTCAATCAATGGGGACATACTCTAGGGTTTAAGAAGGGTGACTTCAAAGAGTTTGAGACTTACTCAGCGGAGATGCTAGACTATTGTATACGAGATGTAGAACTCAATACTCAGGTGTACTATGCCCTCAAAGAATTGAGCAAAGGATTCTCTCCTGTATCAGTCAAACTTGAACATAAGGTAGCTGATATAATGAAGCAGCAAGAAGC